AAGTTTGTCTTTAACAGTATCTCTCTTTGCCTGGTGCTTCTGAGTGTTTGGAATACTAGCAATTAATGCAACACCGTATACACCTACCGTTTCGGCAGTAACGTTTTCCATTAATGCAGTTTCAAATTCATTTAGGTTACCACCCAACTTCTTCATAGTAAGTCGACCAGTTACATCGTCTACTAAATGTACTGCCGCTTCTCGATCGGAAGTAGTAGGTTTTATTCCTTCTCCTTCTTTATTAAGCAAAGAATGAAGGATAATAGTTTTATTATCCTTTATTACTTCTTCTGAACCGTCGTCATTTACTTTAGTGTAACCCTGGCCACTACGAACAAATCCTTGTATATTGTCAACTGCTATAGCAGTGGCAATAACTTCGATGGTTGGAAATTTAGGGTTGGTTTTGTAAACCAGTCTTGATGTGCGTCTCATATCCAAAAATACCTTATAGCCTTACTCTATACTACTATTATAAGGTCTGACTATCTGTCTGTCAACCATGAATTCTTACTATTTTTTCTTTAAAATCAACGACTTACAGATATTTTTGGATTCTTTTAAAAATCAATGACTTATATTTCTCTTTGTTTTCAAAGACCTAAGTCTTCTAACCCTGCAGATCGTAGTTTAATTATGTTATTAATCTGGAATTGCTTGGCATCTATTGCTTTGGTGAAGCCAATGAACTTGTTTCTAACCAATGCAAATTCATTGACTAAATGCTGTAAATCTACAACATCTTGCTCACCATCAATATATTGTTGGACATCACGTGAAGTTAATTGTCGTTGATAATGTTCTAAAAATTGCTTATATTTAATTGAACGTAATTTTCTTAATTCGATATTGAGATGTTCTAAAATGGCTTCTATTTCTTGTAGTTGACTAAACCGGTGTTCAACAATACCGGGTATTTCCCTACTATTTTTTTCTATATTACCTGCAAGACTTATTTCTATTCTTCCTTGCTTTAATTCTGTTTCAAAATAATCTATAGCTTTAATAATATTGCCAAGATCATTTTGTACTTCTCTATACCATTTAGACATGCTTAATCAAACTCTTCTTCGTCATCCTCTTCTTCTTCTTCGGGCATGTAATTAGTAGATAGTATCTTATCTAAATCTGAGTCACTTCCTGATAACTCATTTACCATATCTTCTACATTGTAGATTTCTTCAGCCGCCTTTAAAAAACTTTCAGCGGCATCTTCTCGTTCTTTTGCAGTAATAAACTGTTTAACACTTGACCATAAACTTACTAGTTCTTCTGCATCATCTGTATACAAACTTGACATATATTTTCTCCGGATAGTAAAACATGTATTTAACTATTTTGGAAAATATCCCTGTCCCCCAATTCTTCTATTACAAGTTCTAGTTTTTCGGGAGTCCATTTTTTACGGAACTCACTTATAACTTCACCTTTTACTTTTGTAGAAGTATATTGTAATTTATTACCTGACTTGGTTAACACGCCTACTTTTTCAAATAAGTCTACTAATCCACTATAAGGATCCATTCCTGAGTCATATGGTATTTTGATTTGAACACTTTCAAACGGTTTGGCATATCTACTTTTTACTACTTTACACGCCGCACGTATACCTCTTATATCACTAATTTTATTGCCTTCACTGTCTTCTTTAAGTTTAAGTTTTTTCATTGCAACAACAATACTAGATGCATATATAAACCCTTGTCCGCCACTAATTTTATCGTCCGGGTCAAACATATCCTGACTTGCATACGTATGATTAGTACAAACAAGACCTATATTAAGACTACCAAACATATTAACACAATTACGAACTAATGCTGTTAATGCTTTAGGTTTGCGTCCCATATCACCTTTAAGATCGCCTTTATCAAATTGAGCCACATCTGTTGGTGTTAATAACATACCTAAAGAATCAACAACAAATAAAACTTTAGGACGATCTTCATGTTCTAATTCTGCATAGTTATCTTTATATTCCTTAATGAAGTCACTTAAAACTTTAGCAACATCATCTATCATTGCTAAATTCATTTTTAATAACTTATCGGGTGACGTATCAACTCCCAATGCATGAAGCCATGCTTCGTCTAATGCATTTTCCGAATCAATTAAAATAACAAAGACACCTTTTTCTTGTGCATTTTTTACAATATTACCTGCACAAACAAAACTTTTACCACTACCACTTTCTCCAGCGAATACTGTAACTTTTCCTAAAGGTATACCTTTATGGAAATCATTACTAATTAGTTTATCGAGAACTAAATTTCCAGTGGAAATCCATGTATCAGGATCTCTAAATCCTACACTTAATCCAGGAACAGATTTTGTTACTGTTTTTCTAAATTTACTTACGTCAAATGGTCTAGCCATATATTATCTCCTTTAAGGTAAAAGGGGGGTTGCCCCCCCTTAAACAATTGATTATGATTGGCGCGAGCGGATCATTTTTAAAATATCTTGAGCACTCGGCTTTGCTCCGTCTTCTGTTGTAACAGGATCTGCGGCAGGTGTTTCTACTACAGTTTCTTCTGTTTTCTCAACAGCGGGTTGTGGAGTAGGAGCAGGTGTACTTGCCGCTTGAGCGGGTTTTTTACCATTTCCATTGTCCACGTTTAAACCAAACGGACGATAATGTTGACCAAATCGATCTGGATCATAAAGTTGACCATCTACTGATGCTTCAAACATTTCGAAAATAACTTTAACATCATCTTCACTTGGACGTCGTGGCATAAAATCATTTAAATTAAATAATCCATGTGATTCTATTGCTTGTCGTTCTTCTTCATTTAAACTACGGTCACGACGTGCCCAATTGGATGTAGAATAATCAGCATACTGACCTTGTTGAGTTTTAGTCAATCTAAAGTCTGTACCTTGTTCGTAATCTGTTGGTATTTCTACAAAATCTGGGTCCATCAATGCGGCCGCTATAATTTTATAGATACTTGGATTGATTACAAATCTACGAATTGGATTTTCGGGTGTGTCATCTTCAGCCAGGGGATTTTCAATAACAAATCCTTGAAATAAGTAAGATCGCTTTTTCCAATATTTTCTAGCAATATCTTCCATGGATGTATCTTTAAACCATGGACGAATTTCTGCATGTACTGGACAAGCATCTCCCCACATTTCTACACAAGGAACTTGAACAGTCACCGAACGACTTTCGTCGTGACCTTTAATTCCCGGAAATGCTAAACGAATCATTTGACGTTCCCGCCAGAAAAAAGTGTTCTCTGTGTCACCGTCTGGTAGGAATCGTAATGTTGCGGTTGTGTTTTCTGGAATATTCCAGAATGTATATATTGCGTTGTCTCCAGTACCTGTACCGGGACCGCGGCGGGTTTCTTGTTCTAATAGTTTTGCCCTAATTTCAGCCAATGTAGCCATAATATTTCTCCTTTAATGTTAGCCTTAAAATTTGCCTAAGTGTATATACTCTCATATACAGTATTAAGTATACACTTTATTATTTATCTGTCAAGTGGTTTTTGGTGAAATTTTGGGAATATTTTTATCTGACGAATTGGGAGAACTTATCTTCTAACATTTCAGAAACAATTTCTTCCCAATGTTCTATCATATGATCTTCTTCTTCTACTATTTCGTCTTCTTGGAGAGGGAGATTTGCAATAAAAGGTAAAATATCTTCAAATTGTTGATCAAAATATTTTACTGTAAATTTCTCTTTTAATTGATCTACCAATTCATTGACTGGATCATTAATTGCTTCTTGTGCTTCTATTTGCTCAACCATAGATTGATAAGATCTTACTCCGGCTAGCCTAGTTAATTCTGTTTTGGCATCAGTTTTATATGTATTAACTCTGTCTATAACATCTGATGTTTGCTCATTAACTAAAGAATTACGTCTTACGTATTTTGTAAATTCTTGTAACTTTTTTAGATTTTTCACAGTTTCTATAATATGTTCGCCAACGACATCGTATGGCGTGCCGCCCTCATTTATATGACGAGCCATTGCTCGTGCTCCTGCAAGATGTATGTAGGGGAACTTAAATCTTTCGCCTTCGGCATTTTCGATATATAACCCTTTTATATTGCGAGATCTAGCGCCTACCTTTTCCTCGTCTACTTGCTTGGAGTGACGAATTATTAGTTTAGCATCGTTAATTTTTTGGTAACTGCTTTTCATACTTCCGTATGGTTTTTCTAATCCTTCTGTTACCGATTTATTCATAGCCATGTGTGCAAAATCCTTTGGTTGTAACTGCTTTCCATATGTTTTAATTGTAAACTCAAACATATATTTTTTAGCCTGGTTTCGTAGCATATCGATTATTTCTTCATTAACATCTTCATGTTCGCTTAAATGAATTTTTAACTCATCGTCGTCTATATTAACCATCATGTGTGTATTACGATCGTAAAAACGCCGTGCTTCAGTAGGATCTACTGTACGTTGACCGTCTTCTGTGAATAAAACAACACTCAAACCGGTTCCTTTAAGGATATTAAATATTTCAGATGAAAAACCTTCGTAATCTATAGCCATGTAACCTTCCTATCATTATATGTATTTATTATATTATACCTATTGGCATAGGTTTTATATCGCCGCCTTCGTCTTCAAATGTATCTTGTAATGTATCAAATATAGTACCATCAAACTGTCCTATTGTTATTGCCATACGCACAACTAACAATGTAGCCATAACAAGATCATCTGTATTACCATCTTTAGCGGCATAAGATGCTCCTCGTGCTACAAATGTTTTTGTTTCACGAATAAGATTCGGACTGCACATTATCATTTTATCATTTTCTACCCAACTTTTAAATTTAGCACATGCAGTTAATTTACTTTTATTTGTTGTTGTAAACCCCTGTCTATACCTACGAACACTACCTGCTTTTTTAGGTTCACTGAGAAATGTACCGGGTATATTTTCTTCGCCCATTTCACGGATTACAACTAAAGCTGCTTCTCCTAATGTATTATTTTCTACACTCCAATATATTTCTGCTGTGTTTTCACTTTCTTCTTGTATTGCATTACATATTTCACGTAGAATTTTTATTTGCCCTTGTACAGGTGTTTTATTATGCATCCACTCTGCCACTTGTTTACATCCAGGTAATTCATATACTTGAATGGCCGAATTATCACCGCCGGTGCCTAAACTAGGATCTAGACCAAGGCAATATACTTTATCCTTTACTATAGGAGAATACCATCTAATTTGTCCTGTTTTACGTATAACATTATGACTTTCTAAAAGCGGTAATTTAAGATTACTAATAAGAGTTTCGTCGTTAGTAATAAATTCACACTCGTGCTCTCGTCTAAATCTATCTTCTCCTATTTTTGCTTTTTCTAATGATGCCCATTCTTCATCTCTATCCGGATGTTCTGGCCATTTTACTAATATAGAAACAAATCCATTTCTACCAGTTTTTTGTTCATTACCATATGCATCTACAGTGTTTATTGCTTCTCTCCAAATTCGTGCAAATTGATCGTCATCTTGATTTGGCGTAGATGTAATAAGACACTTACCTCCTGTAGATAACGTAGGAGATAGTGCTGTCCAAAATTCAGATGCAATGCGTGGGGGTACAAACGCAAACTCGTCCAAGTATATTAATGTTAAAGATAAACCTCGACCAGTAGTTTCTGTTGTTGCTTGTGCTACAATTCTAGATCCATTATCAAATTCTATGGAATTTCTATTATATGCAGTTACACCTGCTCTAATAAAGTTTGGTAAACTCTCATATGCAAAGCGAACCCTTGACATTATTTCTTGTGCGCCCGAATACTTATGAGCTGCAATAAGAATAGTACTATCTGCTTTAAACATAGCATACCATAATAGATATCCTGCCGCACAAGTAGATTTACCTGTTTGCCTAGCAAGCATAGCAATGGAATACCTATTATGATGATATACGTTTATTAAATCTCTTTGATAATCGTATAAGTTAAATTTTATACGTCCTAGAATAGGATGTTGTATAAGACAATACTGTTGTAAGAAATATGCAGGATCATCATAACAAACTTGTAATTCTTTTAACTGCTCTTTTGAAAACTTCTCTGATCTGTGAGGTTTCTTGATTAACTGTGTGTCAACTGTAGAACTGACCATACTAGTATTTATCGTAAAAAAATAGGCCCTATTAGAGCCTATTTAATTATATGTAATTTACTTACTAATTTGTATAGCTGTCTAACGGAGTATAATCGTGCTTTTCAGTTAGTGCCGGAGCTGCTTCTTTAAATTTGGTCCAAGACTCTTCTGAAAGAGCAGGAAACCATACCATTTCTTTAATTAATTTTTTTTTTTGAATGCCGGCCAATGTAAGCATTCTATATAAGCCTGAATAAGGATCTGCTGTTTCTTCAACTGTTTCATCATGCGCGGTTCTTGGACCTAAGAACATTCTTCCAACAATTCTTTCTACATTGTCCCATGATTTT